ACTGGGAATATAACCCTTCCACCAAGAAGGGGCCCCTTCCACCTGATATTTCTCGGCCCAGGTAATGTCCGGAAGAGAAGGCTGTCCTATGGAAACAGTCTCCCCTTCAGCCTCTGTTTGAGTTCCTGTAGTATTCGTTGGAACAGAGGACGGAAAATTATCCGGACGCCACATCCAAGGTTCCCCCTGAGTAACCTGAGGCTGAGGGGCCATGTTCCATTCAGGTGCAACAGTCGGTTTCACGGCTCCGAGGGGTCCGAGATTTCCAGCCCCAATTGCAACTGATCCCATCTGTTGCTGGGCAAAATCTGCAAAGTTCTTAAACAAAGGCTTTCCATTATCGTCAATCACGTACTTATATAAGGAATCCCATTCCTTCGCTAAATTCTGAAGAACTTTATCAGAGTCTGGAAGTAACCCCGTAGGTAAGGGTGATTTCACTTGAGACTCCGCCTTATTAATAGTCGAAAGAGCCGAAGCCTGAGGAACCGGAGGGATATATGTAGAAGTCGAAACTGGGGCCGTCATAGCCATCTGCCTATTCCACTCATCCACCTTAGCTTGAGCCTCTGCACTGGCCCTTCGAGAAGCCTCTGCAAGGGCGTCTTTATTCGCTACCCAGTCAGCTTGATTCTGATTAAAATCTGCCACAGTTTTACCGAGGGTGGCATTTGCCCTGGATTTAGCTGCAGCCTCTGCAGCTGCGAGATTAGCATTGGCTCTGGCCTGAGCTTCGGCTTGGGCCTTTGCAGCTGCGGCTTTTTGGGCTGCTTCGGCTGCCCTTTGAGCTGCCTGTTGAGCAGTCATAGACAGGGTGGAAGTAGAGGTTACTTTCGAAACTGTTTTACTGGTATTGCCGGCGCCGGTAGTTGCCATATACCCTCCTATTTACCTTTTTGGAGTTTTAATTCCATTGTCTTAATGTAATCCAAGGTAGGCCCTTCCCCAAACTGGGAAACGATTTGATCAAAATCAGAGGGCTCCAACATAGAGTAAGCACGAACAGAGGGGTCTTTTGGGACCCCCATTAATTTAACCACTTTAGATGTAGCTACGTCCACCCCCTTCACAGTCCGGTTTACTGCAGACTCAAAAATTGAGGGGCTTATTGTCATATCTGACCATCCATTCCAGGGGATGTCCCTGCCATTTCATTAATCATATTTGCTTCCCCTTGACCGGGCGGAGGCATTCCCCCTGCCTGAGGAGTCGCCTGACCATTTGCACCCTGAGTACCCGTTAATTGTTCGGGATTACTCCCCTGAGAATTTGCCTGACCAGCCTGCTGTAACTGAGTCTCAAGGAGCCTCAGGACAATTGCCGCATCTGAGTCAGTCTGAGCAAGAGCCCTGAATTGTTTGATCATCGCATACTGCATCAAGGCCGGATTGCTAAGGGCCTGTTGAGCAATCTTCTTATCCTGAATGTCACTGGGCTGTTCAATTCCCAGGTAATTCTCCATGATAGTTGCATCATCCAAAATACCCTTAACCTGAGTAGCCATCGCGTGATTACGAACTTTCTCATTCGGGAATTCAGGTTTGATTTCACATTTAACCAGGAAACCAGTCATACCTTCCCCACTGATCTCATCTGCATAATCCTGCCCGCGGCTTCTGCCATACACCTTAATCTTGCGATCTTCTGCAAATTCTTCCGTGAGCTTCAAAACTTTCTTAGCCCAATGAGTCCAAAGCATTTCCAAATGCGTCACAGGCTGCTCAAGACGAATGCGGTTCTGATCTCCCAACTGGGAGAGGGCATAACCACTTCCGCTACTGTTTCCGGATCCAAACATTACATCAGAGAACCCAGACTGCTGCACACGGGCCCGAACGAAATCAATCTGCTCCTGGACATCCGGGGCATTGCCTGGCCACACGGGGAAAGCTACATCATCATCTGCATCCAAGTGCGTAACATTTTGGGCCATTCCAGGGTCAAACACAAGTTTCTTGCCGCCCCTGGTTTTAGATAACAGGGGAAGAGATGTGAAAATGTCAATCTGATGTTGCCGGCGATTGACTGATCTTTCAAGTAATTCAACGGAGGGGATCAACGGATCAATGATGCTGCGTCCCCATTCCTTTGGATCCACCCGATCAACTGGCTGGAAGAAATTAATCGTATAAGGGAGATCTTCATAATCATCCATCACGACTGGGGATTTAATAAATTCATCCTCAAACAAAACTGCCCATCTCACAACGGGAGCATCATAACTCAGATCGTTTTTCACCCCATCCAGTGTTTTGGTTTTCTTAACCTGGATTATATCCCAGTAATCAATGAGGTTTCCCTTCTGAGCTTGCTTCTCCAGATCAGACATTCCCCGGTACCCTTTGAGAATTGTCTTAAACCGGTGCTCCACATCATACACAGATACCTGCTCATAGCAAGCAGCCATGTCCCACCTCTTACGACCACCCATGGAAAGGACCATATTCAGGGGATCAATAACCTGCACCAAGATCGGAGGTTCTTCATATACTAGATTCTTTTTCAATCCGGTTTCGGACTCCTCATCAATTTCCTCCTCATACTCAAGAGACTGATTCGCATAGTTTACATCCCAGGTTGAGTAGAGAACAGCTGCACCATCCCGCGTGAAATGTTTGTAGACTTCATAGGGAATGTTATATTCCTGTCTGAAATTATTAATCTCAATAATTCCATTCAAGAACTTCTCCATGCTATCACTTTCGATCTGCGCCCTGGCATCCTTTTTCCATTTCACTGCATGCCACTTCATCTCATTGCCCAGGAGAATGCCAACACTCAGATCCACAGTATTGGTATAAGTAGGATCAATGTAACGATGTTCTCCTGCTTTTGCTCGGGAGTCATAATGATCAAAATTATAAAGCTTACGGCGTCTTTCTATGGAGTCGTGCCAAGGTTTACAATCCCCCTTGGCCTTCTGGAGCTTTGATAAAATATCCATTTCATCCTTAGCCGTACTTAAAGTTACATTCGGGGATTTTTTAGTTGCCATGGACTCTCCTTAATTATCCTGAAATTCAAATGAAAATTGCATCTGCTGGGAATCTTGTTTCCAGGTCGAGGAATCTGCGAAAGGTGACTGAATCCTCACCTCTTCCCCTGTAAATAGATCAGACCCCTGAATGCACATATATACACCCATTGCCGAAGATACGGCACCATCAACATGAGACTTGCGATTCCCTTTATCTTTAACTATACGAAACCCACCACCTTTTGTTTCCGCTACAGCCATCTGAATATGCTTACGCCACTCTTCATCAGGGTAGGCTTCTATATTATTATACTTCAATGCATCGTAAAAACCTTGGCTGGCCTTAACCATATTTATGACCGATTGCGTATATTCGACGCAATTTACGCCGCGGGCCCTTAGCCTCACCATGGTTTGGTGTAGATCCCTGGGATCATACACAACTATTCTGATATTAAAGGTTTTGCGTTTCTCAAGAATCCAGGCTTCTACTGTGGCCTCAAGGTCAAAGTCTTCTCCGGGGGCAGGGGTCCATATCTTATGGAACATTTGAATAGTTTTTCCCCGAACACTGTCGTGGGCCCATCCACTCACTGCGGTACAGTCCCTTTTCGTAGAGGCATCCGCTGAAATAACAATTTCACTCCCTTTAAAAGGGTGATCAGGGATTTGATCAGCCGGCCCTGCATAGGCTTCACATGCTCGATCCCACCACTCAATCGGAATAAACTCCTCACTGCTATTAGTCCATGAATTTGTATGCAGTCTGATATACGCAGAGGGTCTTAGACTTTTTCTTTGGCTCTCATAATACTCATCAGTCTGCCACGGCATGCGGGGCTCATGATCCCAGAAGGTAAACAAGCGCCCATTCTGCCAACAAGGGAGATCTGCAAGCTCTGGAATAGGTTTCCCTTGACCGTGTTCATTCTCTTCGGGGCCAACCCCCTGCAAATACAGATCCCACAGCAAATCACTGCTGTTTTCAAAGCCAGCATAGGTTGCAACTACACGCAATGAATTGGGAATCGTAGGAATAGGGGTCATTTCATCCCAAGCCCTGCGGCTGTCCTCACTACTGTATCCCCATAATTCATCCCAAACGGTCATCGCATGACGAGCACCTGCAATAGACCGATAACTTTGACTTAATGATTTGATTACAGTCCCATTGGGATACTCCACTAAACCCTTAAGAACCTTTAAACCAGCTTCTCGGGCATGATATCGAATATCACCCATAACGAGACCCTCAGCCTGCTCTTCATCATTCGCAATACAGAATAAATAGGAATCCGGAGGGAGTTGATCAGCATACCAGGCCTCGATCGCAGCAGCAATGGCAGTTTTACCAGACTTTTTTGGCATAGAAAGCAACAGAGTTTCATAGGGGAGCTTCCCATCGGCATTCGGAGTTAAACAATGGGATAATATGCGCTTCTGAAAAGGCATTAAAGTCATTTTTCCAGGGCCGGCCCAGGTCTTTTTGGTATCGTCCCAGGTTTCACGCACAAAAAACCCATGTTCTGGATCTTCCATCCACTCTACGAAAGGAATCAAATCAACCGTTACTTTCTCCGGGGAGATCCCTGGGGTTCATTGCCAACTAATTGTTGTTTTTTCTTATTTGCATCAGCCTCTGAGTCGCACTTGGCTATAATTTTTCCAGTTTCTTTCAGGTACACTACCCATTTGCCGAGCTTTCGCTCTAGTTTGGTGCCGTAAGCCATGATATCCTCCTGTAAATATCTACACGCAATAACGTGTTACCTTAATATAACACATTCAAAGGGGGGATTGCAACTTAAATGTCTTGACTTTAGAGGGGAATAGAGTTAAAATCAAGGGGAAAGGAGATAAAAATGAATACCTGTTCAACCTGTAAGCACCGGTCTGTAGACGTATTTGAAATGCCTTGCTCTGTTTGCCTCAGGAATAACGGAGGAAACGACATGTGGGAGCCCATGGATCCAAAGCCCACAATACCCCAATCAAAGTTTTGGGTTGTCATGAAAGACAGACTATGCCTAATGTGCAGTATCCGGCACGATACCCGAGAATCGGCTTTAAAAGAGGCTGAGAGGCTGACCCATTTGGAGAAATGTAATTTCCTTGTAGCCGAAATTACAGATCAATTCATATACAGAAGCTGCTCAGAAAGAGTGGTGCTATGATTACCCTTAGTTTCGGGCATCAAGTGGTTACTGTGGAGATGGGAGATGTGCATGAGGATCTGGTAGACAGCAAGGAAACGATCTTCTCTGGCCGGTGCGATTATAGCGCCGGAAAAATCACAATCAGCACTCACGATACCGGAACTGGCGCCATAGCCCAGACTCTACTGCATGAGATACTGCACGTTTTCAACAAACGTTGTAATCTCGATCTCAGTGAAAGTAAGATTGACGCCCTTGCTTACGGGCTTCATGACTTTATCTTGGATAATCCCTATGTCCTCCATCACTGGAAAGATATATCCAGTGAATTTATCTCTGGAAAGGAGAATCAATAAATGGCAAAGCAACCGAAAGGCAAGACCGAACACCACTCCCCAGTTCATGAGGATCCCTTAGCTAAACTTCAGAGGGAGTTTTTCGAAATGAAAGCCGCCTGGTTCACGACCCTCGGGGTACTCATCTTAAGAAGCGGAGGGGAAACCGTCATCTCTCAAGAAGAGGCCGCTAAGGCCCAGTTAATGGAGATCAGAAACCTAGGCCAACAGGCTGACGGAGGGTACAAATTCACTGGAGCAGTCAAAGAACCGACAGCTACTGTATCAGTCCCGACAACTCCAAATCAACCCAAGAAGGATTAATGGTACCTGAAACTTTAGACCCCCAGAAAACCCCTCCCATCCATAATTGGGAAGAACTCGCCACCGGTAAATCGGGTAATATTGCCCTAGAAGAATCCTGGCTGCAGAAAGCACAAATCATGTTTGAAATGTTCTGCCAAAAGCAGCATGACTATGGCCCTCATAACATAGGACTCGGAGGGGCAAAAGGATGCAGCCTAAGAATGGGGGACAAGATGACCCGCCTGTGGAATCTCCAAGGTCTTGGAACATCTTCAAAACCCCTGGAAGCCTCTGTATCAGATGAAAGTGTTGAGGATACCTTGTATGACCTGGCTGATTATGCCTTGATCGAGCTCATGGTTATTAACGGGGAATGGCCTTTAACTCTAGTTGAGGATGCCTGGAAAGGTGAGAAATAAAATGGGAACAAAAACCCTTAAGAACAGCTCCTCATCAGGGGCAAGAATAAACGTAAAAGATCTTGTAGTCATAGGAGAACCCGACGCATGGAAATTGATTTCAAAAGCATACAGCGAACATGAGGGATGGATGAAATCAACCAAAGCCCTGCAAGTTCCCGGAGGAGGATGTCTTGTGCAGGTTACTACTCAACAGAGAAACCCAGATGATAGTTACGCAATTGCAGAGGCTGTGGCATTTATCCCCTCAGTGTGGATCTACAGAAACGAAGATGGGACCCACAAACTAAGCCTAGTAAAGAACTAGAAGAAAAGGCCTACCATATCGGTAGGCCTTTTACTTTGGGGATCTATTCCCCTTGATCAGGGCCCAGGTTTGCCCTTAGTAACGAGAGAGGGGGTCGAACCCTCCTAAGCAAGCTTATGAGGCTTACGGGTCCCGGACCATCTCGCTTTCAATATAGTATCATATTTAAATTCCATTGTCAATACTCTTGACTCCATTTGATTTTAAGTTATAATGAATTTAAAGGAGCCTATCTATGAAATTAGCTTATATCAAAGTACACTATCACACACTCAGTCCCAAGGGGCATTACAATACTTACGAGTGGGAGGGGGAAAAGAACTGGCCGGTTTATATTTCCGGCGTAATTGGGGAGGACTTAATTCAAGATCTCCCATGGAAACTAATTAAAGTATCATCAGAGGATGATCCACAATGTTGCGGAGGTTATTATGTTAGAGGGGATTGCATATTATCAAGACTATATGCACTAACCAAAAAACTTGAAATGATTTTCAAACCTATATGGGGCAGAATAATCCTAACCGCAGATGTGTGGGGATTAGCCAGGGTTCCCCCTGGAGAAGTACCATCTCTGAAACATTTCGGATTTAAATCAAGAATGAAATATAAAAAACTAAATTGAAAGGAGACACTATGAGCGAAGAAGAAAAGAAATCAATTGGACCCTTAGAGGCTATTCTGACCTTAGTTGAACCGGAAGGTTTTCGAAACCGCGGGGAAACAGATGAAGAGGTAGCCGTGAGGCTGCTAAGAATGTATCATCACGAGGTCGGGGATCTTCATAAGGAATCCCCTGGAACATTGCAATAAGTTAGCAACACTGATAACAAAATCCCCTGAAAATTTTCAGGGGATTTTTATTTTAACTACTCATAATCAGGGTTCTCTATATCACCATTCCTTTCACTCGCTCCATGAGAGCGGCGTGTAATGTGATAGGGCAGTCAAATTCGTGGTCATTCCCGAATAAACAACCGCACATATTACAATATTCTTTGCCGTCCGCTTCGACCTCGACCCAATGGTCAAGCTTCAGCCTATCCCCATCTTCAACCAACTCGCGGATGATGTCAGTCAGTCTCTTGTTTTCAGCGGTGAGAGCGTCTTTCTCTTTATGAATTTCAGCAAGTTCTTTGAGGGCATTGTTTATCTTCAAAAGTGAATCGTCAGACTTGTTTCCATTTACGTATGGAATTTCTGCAATGAATTTTTGCGCCATAAGATAATTCAGCAATTCACTCATCATTTCACCTCGCTTGGTGGCTGTGGAAGTGGTTGCCATGCAATGACTTTATAAGGTGTTGGTTCTGAATTTTGCCGCAAATACCATCCACTTTTATATTTATGACCATCCAGCGTTATCCATACATCAGAATAACAAGCAATATCATGCCAATTTGCTCCACCATCGCTAAAAAAACATAAAACAAAATTGCTTACTTTATCTCTCTCCGGCAATCTCGTCTCTACACTCACCCATTCGGATTGAGAGCGAAGGCGGTCGATCTCGTCACTCAATCCTTTAGCCTCAATCGGGGATAGCCAATTACGCTGGACTTCCTCTGATTGCTTGATTGCAGCGTCCTCGATATTGCGAAGACGGTCGATTTCTGCCAAAAAGTCCATTATTTCACCAGCGATTACGCCATTGAGTTTCGCTTTTTGACTCGCAAAGAATAATAAGTCGTTCCATTTTTTATGCAATTCAGGTGTATACATCTTTTTCCTCCTTAATCTCAATCCTAATCTGATCAAAAGTAATCGTTACTTATCTCAGAAATAATTATAGTCAATGTTTTACAGATGTCAAGGGGTAATGCAAAACTCCCCCAACAATCTGAGGGAGTTTCGATCTCTTTGTCCCATAGGGACATGAAGCTGGAGTTGGGCGGCCAGGTCGCTACATCCCCAGAGTTTACCCGGTCAAAAAGCCGGAATGGTAACTGGGATTCTATCCCGTGTGGCCTACTGGGAAACGCCCCTCGCTGCGCCCAACTATATTACATTATATCAGGGATCCCCAGAATTGCGAGCGGGTTACTCCCCGAAGGCCAAAACGTCCTCATCATCGAGGCCAAATGCACTCTTCAAGAAATTACGGGCGATCTCAACATTCCCCTGAGCGAGGGTCAGGTACCTGGCGAACTCAGTTTTCAATCTCTCGGTACGGGCATATTTTTCCTGGGCCTCTTCGACCTTCTCCATTATCCATTTGCCGGCATCTTTCCGGGCACCCAGGATCTTCTGATATTCCTGCCAATTACTCTGGTATTCCTGTTTGGCCTTGGTATAGGAGATCAAACTCTCCTTCACCTTACTGAAGGCTTCAGGGGAATAACATCGAATATGTTCAACCTTCACCTGCTGATCAGACATCCCCATGACATACTTATTATCATACCCAGTCGCGTATTCATAATCCAATCGAACAAGCCTAACCTTGTCAAGAGCTTCCAAGAGAATATCCACTTCACCCTGAGTCAGGACCTTGAAATCTCCAACCTCATAAACAGTCATATTGGTCTCAGGTTTCTCCAGGATAGGCATGCTTGGAACAAGATCTGGCAGCAGACGGATCCCCTTCTTGGCGCACTCCAGGTCAATATACCTCTCGACCTGATCATTGGTTAAAGCATAGATCTGTTCATCAGTTAAATTTGAAAAGTCCTCCATCTACATAATCTCCTCTCATTTATTTTATATCTCCCACTTAGTATACCCACATTCAATCAGTTGTCAAGGGGGAATGGTTAATGTGTAATATGTTGCAGGTTATCCCCATAAAACACGCATAATATGTAATATATTACCTATTAACTGTTTGAGGGAACTATTTGAGGAATTTGATAGGTTCCTAGTGTATAATTTTGATTATCCCCTTTTGGATACGGGAGCACGGGGTACTTCAAAGCATTCAAATATTTTCTTTTTTGGGATTTCACGTTACAGGCAAAAAACACATATCTATGCTTTGGAGTTCTCACTTTCCTTAACCCGTTCTGGTTCTCATTGCTATAGTGCCTGGAGTGTTTATTCCCTTCAGTATATTTATCAGTCCTTCCTTTCGTCTGTCCTGTATATAAGAAATTACAGGCCTGATAAATATACCCATGATGGGACATCCCGGAATCAGAATAACTTACAATGATCCAATCCCTGCAACTCAAACGCCGAAGACAGGCACTTACAAATTGACTAAGCGGGAGATCCAAATCATCTACCCTACATAATCTATTCAATTCATATACACGGTCCGAATACTCTTCCCCACACACACCCCTACACAGAGAAGGGGATGCCGGCTTGCCGAAGGTGCATACCGCAACGACCTTTCCTTCAATCATCCATCCAAAGGCTTGGCTAATGCTGGGGATTCTCCCTGAATAGTGCTTAGGGAGTAAGAAATCGACCGCATCTTTATATTCCATATATACTACATCACCCTTCAAGTAGGCCTCCTTAAATTTAATTAATGTAAGTATACCCCAGAATTATATAAAGTCAAGGGGAACAGGGGAGATAAGCATATGCCCCGCCTAAGGCGGGATCCACAGTATAGTAGGAAGGTATAGATAATTGCACCAGATAACAAAATTGAACAATACACTAAAAAGAGTACCTACCCCACATACCGTAGGGGAACTCGAAGCCCCGCCCGACCTCTCCCCCCTTGTCTGCCGGCGCCGGGGGCCGGCCCGAGATCACGCTAAAATAACTTCTGATTATTTATAGTAATCGGAAATTGTAGATAGTTTGCATAACGTTGGGCCTCAGTAATCACCCGGACGCCGGCGCCGCCGGCCTGGTCCAAGATCGCCCGGACGCCATGCACTACTCAATTATTGAATACTCAATTCATGAATATAAAATTGCTGCAAGGGGGATTATACACTTGTCTTCTACTTGTCTTTTACTTGTCATCCAACCGGGGGCCGTATGATCACTATATATGCGGCGGCGGACCTTATGATCATAAGTATCTATACTCTATTGTCCTCTTATACTCTCATTGTCTTCTATATATGCAATCTCTATTGAATTGTATCATTGTATCAATTTTTAAACTATACGCAAAAACGCTTGACATATACACTTATACCTGATAACATACTGGTAACGAGTTACATAAAACATATATTCAAATGGAGCTGATCATGAAAAATAAAGTTACTATCTATCTTCCAACTGATAATAAATCATGGGTTCGCAAGTATGCCTACCAATTGTCCGAGAACTTTGGGGGATGCACTGTAACTCCCCACTGTACCGGATACTGGATTGATACCAAGGGTGAACTTATCGAAGACAAGATCACTTTATTATCCAGCTTCATAGCGGATGACTGGGATATCAATCACAAAGGGATTGAAAGTTGGTCACTAATTGCCCGCAATATTGCGGAAGATATCCGGGTAAAATTCAATCAAGATTGTGTTAGTCTTGAGATCAACGGGGAGCTTTACTTCATATAAGCTCATATCACAATAGACAATCCCCGCCGGGCACTTGTAAGTTTATACGCGCTATAAGCGCCCGGCATGGATTGCACTATTCAGTGCAAATTATATAACGAGGTGAGATATGAATAAATATATTGCAAGTTATAAGGGCCAGAAAATTGTGATCGAAAGTGATACCATATATCACGCGCACCTTGAAGCAATCCGATTATTCAAAGTAACAGGACGCCGGCAAACTGAGGTTATTGTTTGGATTATTGAACGCGCCGGGGTGCCCGTGGTACATTCTACTTGTGAATTGTGAGGTGAATATGCCTAAGATTACTGAGGAAGACTATCTTATTATTGCAAAGATCGCAAAGAGGGCCGCCGGCAAGTGGCCGCGACCAGTGATCAATTGGTCAATGGATATCGAGAGCGTACA